CCTAAGAGCTTTAATACTACAACGTAATTGGAAACGATAAGCGTGAATGTTTGAAAAATTTAAAGATTGGGCAATCAGCAGGTAAGATTCTAAAGTTTATTTTAAAATAATTTTAAATGCAATATATAACGGATATAATGGAAAAGAGGTGATTAAATGAGTAAAAGATTAACACAAGAATATATAGAAGAATATTTTAACAAATATGGTTATGAGGTTTTATGTTTGTATAAATCAAACAAACAAAAATTAAAACTTAAATGTCCTAATGGTCATATAACAGAAGCATTATCTTATGACTCTTTTAGAAGAGGTAATTGCAGATGTCCTGAATGTAAGCCAAGATTTAAATATTCTTTTGAAGATATAATTTTAGAATTTAGGAAAGAAGGATATCAAGTTGTATCTGATAAAGAATCTTATAAAAATTGTGGAACAAAATTAGAAACAATATGCCCAAACGGACATATACATAAAACATCTTACCACCATTTTAAAGAAGGTAGGAGATGTCCAAAATGTAAAACTATTTTTAAAGGTGAAGAAAAAATTAAAGAATACTTAGATAAAAATAATATAAATTATATAGAGCAACATAGATTTAAAGATTGCAAATATAAAAATACTTTAGCTTTTGATTTTTATTTACCTGATTATAATTGTTGTATTGAATATGACGGTAGACAACATTATTATATTAGTGAATATTTTGGTGGGCAAAATGGTTTTATAGATACAAAAATAAGAGATACGATTAAAAATATATATTGCGATAAAAATAACATTAGATTGGTTAGAATTCCTTATTGGGAATTTAATAATATAGAAGATATATTAGCCAAAGAAATAAACCAAGAATAAACTCCAACGACTATTCTCGGCAGAGAAGTACACTCAAGCGAGTGGAAGTGGAAAGCTCTTGTTCAAAACAAGATGAAGATATAGTCTCGGCTTCTAGTGAAAGCTAGAGAAGTTCACAAGAGAACTGTATGAGAAGTAGCGAACTCATATGAAGACAACCGAACAACTTTGCAGTCACTTCAGGTGACATAGGCGAAGCATTACAACGTTCTGCATCACAATTAAAAGCAAATGGTAATAGTATGAGTGAAGCCATTGGTATGATTGTTGGTGCTCAGGAAACAGTACAAGATGCTTCTAAATTAGGTAATGCATTAAAAACTATAGCAGTTAACATAGGTGGGGTTACTTATAATGCTAAAGAAGGAGAAGTAACTCTTAATAAAACAGCGAAAGCATTAAAAGAAGTAGCAGGAATAGAAACCGCTGACTTAGCAAAAGGAACTACAAGACCTTTATTTGATGTATTAAATGAATTACATGACAAATGGGATTCACTAAATGACGTTGAACAAAAAACAGTTACAGAAGCAATAGGTAGTAAATATCATGCCAATGTGTTACAAGCTATGCTAGATAACTGGGAAACAGTATTACAATATGTGCAAGAATATAATGATGGATTTACTGTTGATTCAGCTAAACAAGAAAATGCTCGTTATATAGACTCTCTTGAAGGGAAAATAGTAGCATTAAAAGACCAATTTAGAGATTTTATAACAACTGTAATATCAAGTGATATGACTAAAGGGTTAGTTACTGGCTTTGCAGAAGTTATGGAAATGGTAAATAAGGTTACTAAATCATTAGATAGCATGGGTATGGCTCTACCTGCAACAATAGGTACTGTTGCAAGTTTATTTAGAACATTAAAAGCATCTGCTAAAGGAGAACAAGTAACTCTATTTGGTAGTAGTTTTTATAATGACCTAAAGAAAGCACAAACCCAAACAAAAGTGGTAACAAACCAATTAAAAGATTCCTCTGGTACTGTAACAAGTATGATTTCTAAAAATTCAAATAAACTAGCTAGTAATATTCAAACAAGCAATATGAGAATTCAAAAATCATTGGGGAATTCTAATAAACAATTTAAAGTATACAGAAAAGATGCGACAGGAAATTTAAAACAAATAAGTAATACATATAGTAGTGCGACAATAGTTGCAGAACAAACTCAAAAGGGACTTGGTAAAACAGCAGGGTCAATGGTGTTAGCGGGTGCTAAATCTATGGCTGCGTCTGTAGGTATATCATTATTAAATGGGGCTATGATAACATTGGCATCCACATTAATTGGTAATGTTATAGGAGCTATAGATAGCTATGTTCATAGAACAGAAGATATGTACCAAAACACTAAAGAGAATATAGACAAAACACAAAAAGAAATCGGAAATTTAAATACCAAAAAAAGTAACCTAAAAAGTATGGCTGATGACTTTGAAGAATTGTCAAGCAAAATGAATCTTACTAGCGAGGAAGCCGAAAAATTATCTCAATATAAACAACAATTAGCAGAGATGTTTCCTGAGCTAGTAACTGGCTATGACGAAAATGGCGACCCTTTATTAGCTTTAAGTGGTAGTGCCGATGAATTAATTGAAAAATTAGATATAGCAATTAAAAAGAAACAAGAATTGCTTAGATTAGAGGAAAAAGATGCTGCCAATGAAGCAAGTAAAATGGTTGGTAAATACAGACAAGACCAAAAGGGAAATATAGAGGATAATATAAAGAAAAATGCTCTTACAAACCCTTTCTTTGATTATTCTATATTTAGTAATGGATTGGCTGACTATGAAAAAGGATGTAAAAGATACGAACAGATTGCACAACGTACAGCTGATAAAATTAATTCAATAAATAATAGTAATATCGAAAAAAGTTCAAAATATTATTCATTAGAACAAGACCAACAAAAAGATGCTATGAATGAAATGAACAGAAATGCTCGTCAATATAAAAACTATGCTAATCTTGGAGATACTCAAAAAGGTAAATTAATAGAGTTAATGGGCATATATGACTGGTCAAATGAATTAGTTGCAGAGAACATCAATAAAAGAAATGAGTTTTTAGCAGGTTTTGATAAAGTAGCCGATTATGCAGTAGATAACTATGATAAAGTTGAAGAATGGAATAAAACACTTAATGCGGCTAATGATGTTTTCCAAGCAACAGGGAACATAGATGATTATAAAAAATCAATTTCCGGAGTGGCTGAAGAACTTGAAAAATTAACCGGAATAGATTCTAGTGAATGGATTGAAAGTTTTGTCCCTCAATTACGAGGAAAACTAGACAAAAATATGATAGAGCTAAACGGATTCTTAAAGGGATTTGGTAAAAATCTTATGGATGTTAATTTGGGAGACGATGCTGCCCTTCAACTTCAAAAACAATTTGATGACTTAAAAGAGGTAGCCGATGAACTAGCAGGTAGTGATATTCCTATTGAAACAAAAATAGACTTAGTTACTAAAATAGGTAAAAATGATGACCCATTTGTTGATTTACCACCTCAAATAAGAAATCTTATTCAAGGTATAACTGATGGTGGAGATAAGGTAACTACTACGGAATTAGAAGTAATAACAGCGATTTCTACGTCTTTTAAAAACACTGGTGGTATAGCAGATGATGAAAATCTTAAATTGATTAATAAGATGTTGAATGGGGAACTTACAGAAGCAGAATGTCAAGTAGGAATATCTCTTAAAGACGGAAATAAAATAAGCCCTGAGATAACTACAGCTATAAACAATGCTCAAAAAGACAAAGATAATCAAATAAAAGTAGACCTAGATAAAGATTATCTTAAAGAGCAACTTGAAAATATTAAATCTGAAATAAAGAAATATACTAAAGTAAGTGAAAACGAAAAAATATCAGACTTATTTACTAGCGGAACTATTGATACAAGTCAGTTAGAATATGTAAATAAATTACTTGAAAGTATGCCTTTTGGAGACAAAACTGTTGATTTAATTTGCGAATTAGGTGGAGCATTTAATAATGGGGAACTTACAAATTATAAAAGCATCATAGAATATTTGTTAGACCACCCTAAAGTAGCAAATAAAGTTGGAGTCACAGTTGTAGGAGAAAAAACAGTAGATACTGTTAAAAATGAATTAGATAAATTCATGGAAACAGATGAAGAAAAGAAAATAGCAGTTAGAGTAGAAAACGGATTAGCAAAGGGTGATATAGCATCAGTAGAAGAAGCTTTAAGTGAGTTAGACGAAGAAAAAAGAATAAAAGTAGTAAGTGATATAATTGATGCTTTAGACGGATTAGATACTGTAGACGCTAGAACAATAAAAGAAAAACTTGTAAAATTCTTTATAGAAAAAGATGAAGTAGATGAAAAAACATCAGAAATAGAAGGTAAACCAGCACAAAAATCAGTAGTATTTAAGAGTGAAAATTTTGCAGAAACATTAGGTCAAACTATTGAACTAGATGAAAAAGGCAATCCTGTTATTAAGCCTTTAAAATTTACTACAGAGGGATTTAGTACAACTGTTCAACAAACAGATACAGTTAGCAGTAAATCAAAACCTGAAAATAAAGCAGTAACAATCTCTACTAATGGATATACTATTACTGTTCAACAAGAAGATACAGTTAGCAACAAAGCTAAACCTGAAACTAAAAAAGTTACAATGGATGGTAAAAACGGGTTTACAGATACAGTAAATAAAGAAGATACTGTTACAAAAAAAGCCAAAGACGAAACTAAAAAAGTTACATTCATTGGTGCTATGTCGGACGGATTAAAGGGGATATTTGCTAAAATAGATAAGTTTATAGCAGGGGCAAGTATTCCTGTAAGATTTGGTAGTGTTGAAGGATTTAAGAATATTTCTGATACGCCTGTTGAAATAAACGCTCCAACTCCTCCTGTGACGGCTCAATCTGATGTAAGTATGAGTTCTATTGACGGAGTATCTCCAACGCCAACAGAAGGCACTGATGGAGTCTCTGCTACAGCATTTAAAGATTTTGGGGCAGTAGGTTCTAGTAAATCTACTAAAACAAAAATAGACATTACTTCTAAAAATTTACTTTATGCTTTAAAGAACGGCATTAATATGTTCCAAGAATTAGAGAATAGAATTTCTCGTTGTACTAACCAACTAGCTTTATTAGACAAAAAAATGGAACGTGCAACTGGAACAGAAAAAATAAAGAATTTAAAGAAACAAAATGAATTATACGAACAACAAGTTGGTTTACAAAAAGAATACTATGATTCATTAATGGACGAAAAGAAAATATTAAGAGAGCAGCTAAAGAAAAAAGGATTTACTTTTAATAATCAAGGAAATCTAACTAGCTATGAAGAAAAATTAGCTAAGATGCAAAAAGAATATGATAGATTAGAAAAAGCATATGATAAAGCTCAAAAATCAGAAAATGATTATAAAGGTAAAAGTGACAAAAAGAAAAAATCATATAGCAAAGCTACAGAAAAAGCAAAAGATAAATTAGATAAATATAAAGAAAAATTAGACGAAACAAAAGACCTTACAGAAGAATATATTAAAATCCAATATACAGATTTACCTAAAGCCGAACAAGAATGGCAAGATATGAAAAACTCTATTGAAGAAAATAAAGATGCGATTGAAAAACTTCTATTAGAGGACAGACTTTATAAATTTAAAAACGGTGTGACTGAATTGTCTAATGAATTTAAAGTGTTAGGTAATCAATTAGATTTATTAGATGCAAAATTAGAATATGCTACTGGTAAAGAAAAGGTTGATTTATACGGACAAGAAATTAAGCAAATCGAAAAACAAAGAGTCAATCTTCAAAAAACAATAGACCAATATAATGAAATGGTGGATGCTTATAAAGATAGTTTATCTTCATATGGATTTAAATTTGATGAGAATAATAATGTGATAAACCAAAAAGAAATCTTAGACAAGTATCAAAATACAGATGATTTAGAAAAAGTGACAGATTTACTTGAAGAATATATAAAACTTCAAACAGATGAATTACCTGATGCCATCGTTCAATGGGAAGAATTAGGAAATAAAATCAAAGATATTCAAAAAGAAAAATTAGATATAGCAAAGGATATGGAAGAAGAGATAACAAAAGTATATGAAGACGAAATAGACAAAAGAAAAGATGCAATAGAAAAAGAAAAAGATGCGAGAGTTAAGGCTTTAGAAGACCAGAAGAAAGCTTATCAAGATTATAGAAGTGAAGTTGATTATAAAGATGATTATAATGAACAATTAGATAAAGTTAATAAATTAAAAAATAAGATTTCTATACTTGAAAGAGATACTTCTTTGGCTTCGAGAAGTAAGTTGCAAGAAGCTTATGATGAATTAGCAGAAGAAGAAAAGGCGTTAAAAGACATCCAACAAGACAGATTAGATGAAAAAATCGAAGATATGTATGATAAGGAAATAGATAAAGCAGAAAAAGAATCAGAAGATAAAATAAAGGCACTTGAGAATTTATGGACACCTGAAAAAATAGCAGAAATGGTTACAAAGAATTTGTCTACTAATACTTTTACAGATTTAGATGGGAATGTTAAAAATCTACAAGATACACTTATAGAATTTGCAGAAACTTCAGGAGACGCATTAGGTATAATGGGAGATTCTATTAAAAATGATTTAATTAATAACTTACAAATTGCAACAGATGTATTAAAACAATATACGGATATATATAATTCTTTAGGCTTAAAACAATATGGAACAAATTATAAAGATATGTACGAGGGTAGCAAGTCTAATAACACGAATCTTCAATTAGGAGGCATACATATTAATATTCAAGGAAACCCAGATGAGGTTACAATTGATAAATTAACAAAAGCAATAGAAGAAGAATTTAAATATATTTCAAATAAATTATAGGAGCTTTAATTAGCTCCTATTTTTTTTTATTATAAGGAGTGATATAATGTTTATTTCAGATAAATTTATGTTTAACGGAGTGTCATGTGATGAATATAACGTTAGATTGGTATATTTTGAAAATAATATAGTTAATGATATGAAAATACCCTTTTCTGTATCTGTTAATTCAGATAGTAAAGATGGCATTTATCCGGTATATAAAGAAGAAACAAATATTCCTGATCAAGTTATTTTAAATTTAGCTTATGTAGATGAAACAGGTAATTTAGCAACTTTTTCAAGTGAGATATTTAAAAGAATAAAAACGTGGTTAATTACAGATTCTTTTGCACCTTTTATAACAGAAGATTATCCCGATTATGTTCTTTATCTAAAATGTGTAAAAATACAAGATAAATTGACTTTTGGAAATCAAGGTTTTTTAGAGGTTACGTTCCAACCATATACTCATTATTTTTATAAACAATTCGAAACAGTCATTCTTTTAAGTGGTGATAATGCGACAACTATAGAAAATATAAGTCGAGAAGTTTGTTATCCTATAATAACAGCTGAAACGACAGACGATATAACTAACACTATAAAAATCAATGATATGACTTTAAATTTACAACTAAACGAACCTGTATCTGTAGACAATAAAATGCTTACAGTTTTAAATGCTAATGGCGAAAATAGATTATCTTATTGTAATAGGAAATGGATTAAATTATTACCCGGAAGTAATAATTTAAAATTATATGGTTATGGTAAGGTTAAAATAAAAGCAGAATTTCCAGTAATATTATAGGTGATGAATATGGGTATAATTTTAAAAGAAATGAAACAAGGATACACTGATTTACTACTGCACAAAACTAATAAAGAGATAATATGTGCTATGCCTATTGATTTTTTATCGAGTGTCACAAGAGGAATTAAAGATATTGATTCAATAACAATTATAGTTAACAAAATCATAGATAATAATAAAGAATATCCTTTTTATGACGAATTTAAAATTGAAAGACTTATATCTTTAGATGGGGAATTCTTTATAATTAAAGAATGTACAGAGAATAAAGATGAAAAATCTAAGACAATTAAAGCATATGGATTCCAAAAAAAATTAGAGAAAAATAATATTGTTTTAACCAATATAGGAATAATGCTTAATAATTCAGACTACTCTGATGGAGATAATATAATTATTAATTTAAATGAATATATGTATCAAGAAACAGGGTGGAAATTTGGTCATATAGACGAAGAAGTTTTGTATTCAAATTACACAAAAGGCAGCACTTATTTAATGGATAAGGCAGGAAATTATATTTTAACAAAAAGTGCAGAATTAATAGAGATAAAACAACACTTTGAACCACGCATGAGATGGTTAGAAGATATAGATACTGATTGGTTTACTTTTATATCTGAAAATATATCAGAAGAATTTGAATGTGTTCCTGTATTTGATAATACAAAACAAGAGATTAATTTATATTATATAGATAATTTTGGGGATAATCTAGGATTAATACTATCTTATGACAATTATATTAAAAGCTTAGAAATGTCAGATAATTCTTCCGATATAATTACTCGACTTACTTTGATAGGAAATGAAGATAAATGTATCGTAAGTGATTATCTTCCTACTGGAAAAAACTATATAGAAAATTATTCTTATTTTATTAAGAATAAAGAGATGAGCGATGAATTAATTTTGGCTTTAGAAAAACACGATGCTCTACTTGAAGGAGTAGATACACAATTAAGAAAATTAAGAGCAGAAAAATTAGAAGAAGAAAAAAAATTAACAGATTATAAAACTCAATGGTTCTTCTATATAGAATATAATAAACAGTTAAAAGAAATTGAAGCAAATTATAGAAATTCAGGGAATATCGAAAGAGCAACAGAAATAGCACTTCAATTAAATGAAGGCATGGATAAAGAAGCTATATATATGGCTAATACAATGAAGAGTGAAAAAAGGGTAGAAGAAATAAAAGAGTCAATAAGACAATTAAATATTCAGTGTAATAGAGAAAGTTGTTTAGTAGATGGGAAAAGATTATTTAGTGATAAATTATTAGAAGAATTAAAGAACTTCATATATTATGATACATATTCAAATGATGCCTTTTATGATGCTCAAGAAATAATATCTTGCGGAAAGAGAGAATTAGAATTGAGATGTTGCCCTAC